TGAAATTGAAGTAACTGATGTAGACTACATCACAGATGAAGTTGTAACAGTTTATGAGTTCTCTTGTGAGCCTTATGACTGGTTCTTCCTAAGCGGAATGTTAGTCCATAACAAGTAAAAAGCTTTTATGATATACTAGAATAAAGATTGGAAGTTCTATGTATAAGTCAAAAGTAGTTCCAGAGGCAGTAGATCCAGGTTTGATTATAAATACTTGGACTGCTGTTGAGGATCTTGGACAATGTATTTATGTTTACAGGAATATCTATACTCCAGAAATGGACATAATTAATAGACTTGAAAAAGTTATTTTTAGTGATAATAAATACAAATGGCAAGATGCTTTAGTTGGCTATAGTAGAAAAGTTCCAGGGTATAGAGACTGTGTAGACTTTAAATACAGGAAAGAAGACCTGCACGCAGTAGATCCAGATACTGAAGAATTAAAGCAGATATGGCAAGATTGTTATGATAGGATGTATCAAGCAACTCAAGACTATTGTTACAAAAATCAAATTATTGATTTGCAATATTGGGAAGTAATGAATTTTGTAAAATATGGAGAAGGTCAACATTTTCAAGAGCACGTAGATCATGGATTTTCATATAACTCTACAGTATCTTTAGTTGGATATTTAAATGATAATTTTGATGGTGGAGAGCTTTATTTTAGATTACAAGGCTTAAACTTAAAGCCCCAAGCAGGAGATTTATATATTTTCCCATCTTCTTTTACTCATCCACACAGAGCTATGCCAGTATCTAATGGGACAAAATATTCTATAGTTACAATGTTGGACTACAACTCCAAGTTTCACAGTTCAAGGTTTTATTCGGCAGACGAATGAGAAACAATACAATAAGGAAGTATAAATGATTTTAGTAGACAATATTATTGATAAAAATACACTTATAGATGTCAATGAAAATTTATTAAAAATAGATAATTGGCAAATTGGAAGAAATACAAACTACTGGTCTACTTTTTATATTGATGTAGACTTTGTTTATAAAGTAAGTCGCATTCTTCAAAGATTTTTAGAAGAGTTTGGACTTAGCCTACAACTGTCCGTATCTAATTTATTTGATATTTCTGATACTATATTTCCAGATTACTCTCAGTTGGTAAAAATTAACAAAGATTCAGTATTAGAAACAAAAAATACAAAATCTTTTATTTGTAAAACTGTTACATTTTTATCTGGTGACAATGAAGGAAAAACATTTATTTTTGATAATAACAAAGACTTATTGAGTTCTATCTATAACAACAAAGATGTATATGCCATATGTATGTTTTGGTCAAAAGAAAGAAACAAGATGTATCCAAATTGGTTTATGAGTAAATTTTTAAGAAAATATTATGAATAGTGTAGAACTTTATCCAGGAATAATTTTATATAAAGGTATAGATACTCAAATTTTAAAAAATATTAAAAATATACCTGAAGATCTTTGGAAGTTTGAGTATATACAAAAAAATGGTATTCTTGAGCTAGACAAGAATACTAGAAACACTTTAGCTTTTAATGTTCCTAGAAAAGTAAATGAAGATAGTTCAGATACACTAAATATCCTATGCAATAATTTAAATGTATTGTTAGGGGGAGTAGAGAAAGACTATTGTTCTCAGTATAACGTTGCCCTTAGATCTAAAGACCCATATAAAATATTAAAATATGAAGTAGGAGGGAAGTTTGACTTGCATATGGATGATGGGGGAGCTAATTTTAAAAGAATATCAACTATTTTTTATTTAAACGATAATTATGAGGGTGGAGAATTACATTTTAAAAACTTTGACGTAAAAATTAAACCAGAATCTGGAGATATGGTTGTGTTTCCTTCTAGTTACGTTTTTTCTCATTTTGTGACGGAAGTTACAAAAGGAACAAGATACTCAATAGCAAGTTGGATGAGATAATGGATAACGACATATTAATAATTAATGATTTTTTGTCAAAAAAAGAAATAAAGTATTTAACTAATGAATGCAAGAAAAGACATAAAGAGTTTAAACAAAAGGACAACTATATTAAGACTAAAATATTAAACTCAAATGAACACAAGCTTATGAAAAATATTAAATCTAGAATAGAACTATTGTTTGATAAAAGTTTTCATACTCAAATAATGAGACATATAAATATGACGGACAAAGAAACGGTTTGGGAAGATCATTTTGATAGCAACAAAGATCAAAGAATTAAATATGGAGTTGTTTTATATATTAATGATAATTTTTTAGGAGGTCAGATATTTTATAAAAATCTAGGGTTAACCCATCAGCCAAAATCTGGTCAACTAGTAATTCATCCATCAAGTTTGGAGTACACGCATACAGTGCTACCAGTTACAGACGGAGAAAGGTATACGCTTACTACCTTTATTAGAGATGAAAAATAAAAAGAAAAGAAGATAAATATGATTATTAAAAATTTAGAAAACCACATTTGACAAAAATAGTGGTAAACTAGTAAGTATCAAGAATTATATTTAAGGAGATAAAAATGAATTTAGTAGATCAGCCGTATGATGAAAATAATAATGCTTGGTTTTTAAAAGATAGGTCTGAGACGTCAAGTAACAGATTTGCTTCAAAAGTTTTAGAAAATGGTTTTATTGTTGAAAATCCCTCTCTTGGCATTAATATTTATAGAAATACCTTTTCTCAAGAGGACTCTGAAAGATATATTAAAACTCTTGAGTCAAACTTAAATGAAAAAAAAACGTATAAGTGGTCAGAAGCAACAGTAACAAATTCTACAACTCCAATTAAGAAAGCAAGAGACTGTGTAGATTTTAAATATAAACAAGAAAATCTTGGTGCAAGAAATAGTACTAACGAGGAGTTGTTAGATCTCCATGAAGAAATTTATCAAAAACTTAAATACTGTGTAGATGACTATGCTGGGTATTGGGGTATTAATGTTGTGTATTATGAAGCATTTAATTTTGTAAAGTATGAAGGAGAGGGTACACACTTCAATATTCATGCAGACCACGGACCTGCATATAATTGTACAGTTTCTGCAGTTGTTTACATCAATGATGACTATTTAGGAGGCGAATTAAAATTTCCGAGAATGGACAACTTTACACATAAGCCAAGAGTTGGAGATATTGTTTTATGTCCCTCTAACTATATATATGAGCACGCATCCCTACCCATGGTTTCTGGAACAAAATACTGCGTAGTCGTTATGACAGACATAAATGATATAGGCCATAAATAAGATGAGTGATCCATCTCAAAAAATAAAAAATTTAATTATCTTTAAATCTTATAGACCTTGGATTAAAAAAGACAGTCCCCACATGCCCGATTCAACTCAGTCTGTACTTCCGAATTGGTATAAGGATGCTGATAGATTTGCAAAAAACCCATACACAGATGAATACTATAAAGCTACTAAAGAAGTTTGTCCATTCCCTAAAGAAGGTACGGTTGATGACTACGGCAAAATTCCTACTTGGAAAGCTTGTCCTGCAATTTTAGATGGTTTCTTAACTGGATATGTTTTAAAAACACCATGCGATATTACCTTTTTTATAAATCAACAAGAAAAGATTGATGTAAAAATAGATGATCTAAAGTATAAGGATTTTTGCACGCAAAGACCAGAAATGCCACAGTTTCAACACCCTGCAGGGTTTTATAAAGATCACTTTGCTTGGTATTCTGAATGGGGCCTAGAGCTTCCAGATGGCTACAGTGCTTTATTTATGACACCCATGAACAGGTTTGATCTTCCATTTATGAACACAACAGGTATTGTTGACTCTGATAAAGTGCATATTCTTGGAACATTTCCATTTTTTGTTGCTAATGGTTGGGAAGGAACCATTCCTGCTGGAACCCCATACTTGCAAATTCTTCCATTTAAAAGAGAAGACTGGGATCACCAAATAGAAGTGTCAAATCAAAACAAAATTTATGGTAAACTAGTAGAGAACGCAAACTTTTATCGTCAGCCTGATGGCGGGATATATAAGAATAAGATATGGTCAAAGAGAGAGTATAGATAAGGAATATGTTATGCAAACATGGACAGAAAAGATTGATTTGGGCAATGGCATCATTTGCTACAAAGGTGTAATTAAAAAAGAAATCGATGTAATTAATAAACTTGAACAGAATTTAAAACCAGTTGGAGATAAGACGGGATATAGTTGGCTTCCAGCATACGTAGGATATCAGCAGTTAATGCCAGAGTATAGAGACTGTAATGATTTTAAATTTAAGAAAATAGATATTGAAAAGGATAAAAGGCCCGTATCTTTAAACCTTCAGTCACTATGGCAAGATGTTTATGATGCTCAAAGCCCAGCCGTTGAAGATTATGCAAAACACTATAACATTAATGGGTTAAAATACTGGGAAGCTTTTAATTTTATTAAGTATGGTCCAGGACAGCACTTTATGGAGCACCATGATCATGGTTTTTCTTATAACTGCACAGTATCTTTAGTTGCTTATGTAAATGATGACTATGAAGGGGGAGAGCTTTATTTTAGGCTGCAAAATTTAAAAGTAAAACCACAGGCTGGAGATTTATACATATTCCCCTCAAACTTTATGTACCCACATCAAGCTATGGAGGTTCATTCTGGAACAAAGTATTCTATTGTAACAATGCTAGATTATAATGAAAAGTTTCACACCCCCCAGATGTATGTTTCGGATTCAGACTAGTGTTAAATATTTCTGTTGAAAAAACATTAGATTCAAAAATTGATATATCCCCTATGTCAATTAAAAGAGATTGGATGGACAAGACTTCAGAGAAACATGCCTATCGCTGCTTTCCAGTAACTCAGGCAAATATGGTTGGATGGGATCTATCTTGCTCCCTTGATATTATTTTTACTTGGAATGGTATAAGTGATCAAGGCGACAATAATGTTTCTATCCTTAATGGCCAAAGTGTATGTTACACAGGAAGGGGCCAGGCAACACTTAGTTTTAACACAGGTTTAATTTTTAAAACAGATGAGCAGGTAAGCCTTTTATCTATTAACCCCGTAAACTATTTTAATGAAGACTTTGAAACCATGTCATCTTTAATAAGTACATCATTTTATGGTAATCCTCTACCTCTTGCAATTAAGGTAAAGTCTGCACATAAAAAAGTAAAGATAAAAGCAGGAACACCTCTTGCCACACTTATTCCAATTTCTTTAACTAATTTAGATAATTCAACAATAGATATAGTTGAGTACGCTGATAAAAATAGAACAAGGGAAAAGGCTAATAAAAGTTATGGGGAGGCATCACAAGTTTTAAATCAATCAGGGGAATGGACAGACTGGTATAGAAACGCTGTAAATGAAAATGGAGAGTCTTTGGGCAACCATGAAACAAAAACTTTAAAACTCCATGTTAACGATAAAAGAAATCTGGTATAATACTAGTATGAATAATAATAATCCTTTGCTTGTAAATAGAATAGCATCAATTACTCCATCAGGATTTTTTGGAAGCGGCAAAGAAAATATTGTTGAGCTAGAAAACTTTATGACAAGCGATGAGATAGAGTTTTTAGAAAAAGCTGCAAAAAAAATTACTATTTGGGATGTAACAGAAAGTCATATTAATGAAAATGGAACAGTAGTTTATGATTCCGAGTACTGGAAAGATAGAGTTGCAACCAGTCCAACTTTAAATAAAAATGACCCAACAATTGCTCCCATTATTGCAGGACTATTTAAAAGGCTAAAACCAATAGTTGAAGAATTTTTTAATGTTAAAGTTATTCCAACGGGAACAACTATAGTCAGGTGGCTTCCAGGACAATTTCAAAATCCTCATGCAGACAAAGAACTTCATGAGGGTAGAGATGCAGGATTGCCAAATGATTTTCCAAACTATGATTTATCTAGCTTGTTTTATTTAAACGATGATTATGAGGGTGGAGAATTATATTTTCCTCATCAGGGAATTAAGTTTAAGCCAAAAAAAGGTGCAGCATATTTTTTTCCAGGGGATATGAACTATGTTCATGGAGTAACAGAAGTAAAAGGTTCAATAAGATATACCTGTCCATTTTTTTGGGAAATAACTGAACATACTGGAAAAAAACAACCAGATGCATCAGAAGAGTATTACAGAATATTTTTAACAGATGAAGAATCTGCTAGATTAAATCCAAGGCTAGGGGTGTAGATATGATAAATTTGTCAAACAAAAAAAGATTAACAAAAGACATTGTTTTATATGAAAATATTTTAACTCATGAAGAATGCCAAAAAATAATTAATGTCTTAGATAAGCAGGCAATCTCTAGTAAAATTAACTGGACTCCAATTTCATTTTATGAGTCTTACTCATCAATATTGCCACAAGATAATGATTTAGAGATTGAACAAGAAGGTCTTCCTGCAGATATTTTTTCTCAAATTAAAACTGGGATCATTGAAGGCATTGCCTCCGTTCACGATAAAGATCCCTCTATAATTTCTGAAATTGGATACCATACACAAAAATGGGAGCCAGGAGCATACGCAAGAATACACTCAGACAATACAGATGCAGAAGGAAACTCTGGAGCATTTACAAGAAGTAGGTATGCTGCATTTCTTTATTTGAACAGAGATTTTGAAGGAGGAACATTAAGATTTCCAAATCAAGATATTACAATAACTCCTGAAACTGGAATGCTTGCTGTTTTTGACGGTGGATTTAATAATATGCATGAAGTATCTTTAATTACAGAAGGTGTTAGGTACACGATTGGTTCATTCTGGGATGACAGAGAAGAAAGCGCTTACCCTCAAGAATTAAGAGACGCTTGGGCAGCAGAGATGAAAGAAACCAGAGCAAAACAAGATATTGAAAGAGCCGAATGGCAAGAGTTGCTTAAGCAAGGATGGAAATTAGATAAAGACGGAAATAAATATAAAGCAGATAAGGTAAAAGATGCTTGATTCTTTTAAAAAACAATTAATACAAAATGGTTTTAAATTTAAAGAAATTACAGATAGTTTAATATCTGTTGAAAATTTTTTATTAAAAGAAGATTTAGATGTTTTTTGGAAAATAATAAACAATACATCTCAGTCAGACTGGGAAGTAGAATACATGGGAAATTTAAAAACTTTTTGTTTAGAAAAATTTGGCAGAGAGGATGTTGATAATCTTGTTGCTGAAGGAAAATTTGAGATTACTCAAAACTGGTTAGATAAAAATTTTAACATAACTAATCATGAAATATACAGACCAATATACAATAAACTAAACTCTATGATATCAGAGTCATACGATTCTTTAGAATTAAGCGGTCTTGCTACAATTCAAAGAATGCAGAGTGGAGTTGAATTAAAATCACACACAGATCAACACACTGACCCATCGATTAGGTATGCTACTATTGTTTATATAAATGACGACTATTCCGAAGGAAACATTTTTTTTCCAAAACTAGGAATAGAATTAAAGCCAAAACCAGGAACTCTTTTGTTTTTTCCAGGAACAGAAGAATACGAACATGGTGTAAAATATGTTGGTGATGGTCCAACAAGATATGTTCTAGTAGGATTTGTTAAAGAAAAAAATTTTTATGAAAAAAATAAATACTAAAGGAGAAAAAAATGAATAAAAAAATATTTGATGAAAAGGTTTATTACTATGAAGATAGTGTAAAAGACTTTGATCAATTGATGAAGACTATTAACGATCTTGATAATATGGAAAAAGAAGACAATCTAACTTCATGGCTAGACTGGACTGCTTCAAATGATAAAAAATTTATATATGGAAAAACAAAAACTTATGATTTAAATAAAATCAATAGTATGAGTGAGCCATACAAAAGTAAAATGTTGTATGTTTATAATACAATCTTTGATTCTTTTTATGCTGTTTGCAAAGATTATGCTGAATCTTTAGGAGACAAAGATGAACCAAACCTTTTCCCAGTTTTTAATATAAAAAAATATAATTCTGGAATGGGTATGGGAGCACACTTTGATCAAAATGATGGAGATGTAACATTAAGATATTCTTTTAATATTTATCTTAATGATGACTACGAAGGAGGAGAATTGTCTTTTAAGATGTCTGACTATTCCAACAAACCTTCAACTGAATTAGATCATGAACTTGCAAAAAATAATAACTCTTTTGATTTTTCAATAAAACCAAAAGCAGGAAGTATTGTTATATTTCCATCTGCTGCTCCTTATTATCATACAGCGCATCTTTTAAAATCAGGATTTAAGTATATGATTCCAGGACACTGGATACACAATAATATGACTATAAAAAAAGATATGTAAAATAATTGAAAACTGCTATAGTTACTGGTGCTAGTAAAGGCGTTGGATATGCGACTGTAAAACTTTTATCTGAAAATGGATACAAGGTCATTGCTGTTTCAAGAGATCTTAGCAAAATTTCTAATCTTGTCTCTGAAAATGTGGAAGTCTATCAATTAGATATTACTCAAGAAAAAGAAATAAAAAACTTTTTTGAAAAATATAAAGATATTACCCTAGACCTGTTAGTAAATAATGCAGGTGGTGGCTCAGGTCCAACTTTTATTATTAATGAAACTATGGATAATTTTAGAAGAGCATACGATATTAATGTGTCTGGGCCAATGTATTTATCTCAATTATTTGTGCCATCTATGAAAAAATCACAATCTGCTACAATTATATTTATAACCTCTCTATGTGGAAAAATACCATTTAGAGGCGGGGGAAATTATAGTAATGCAAAAAGAGGTGAAATGGCCTTGGTTGATACTATGAGAATGGAGTTTCCAGAGTACGGAATTAAAGTAACAGAAATTTGTCCAGGCACAATAGATACTCAAATTGAAAAGAAGGAGAATGCTTTAACTGCAGAAGATATGGCAGAAACAATTAGATGGGTAGGATCTCTACCTAAACATTTTAATATTAACCATCTAGAGGTTAGCCACATATCTAACAGTAAGTATATGTAAACAAAATGAATATAAATAAATTATATGATGATGTCTATGAGGTGCAAGACTTCTTAACAGAATATAAACTTGCATAACTTTATAAAAAATATATTGGGTTACACTTTTATAAAACTAACCATAAACAATAACTTTAGGTAGAGTTTTGTTTTTTATAAAACTCTGCTATACTTAACCTTATTCCGTTTTAGAAAGGACGAAACACTATGTCAGATTTTTTTAGTTTTAAATTACCAGAGGACTTTATAGAAAAGTATAAAAACCAGGAGAGCCCTTTTGGGTTTAAAGATGCAGCAGAAAATTCACTTGGAGAGATTACTTTTATTCGCACATACTCTCGTATGAAAGAAGATGGAACTAAAGAAAGATGGCATGAGGTTTGTCGTCGCGTAATCGAAGGTATGTATTCAGTTCAAAAAAATCATGCTAAGGAAAACCGTTTACCATGGAATGACTATAAGGCTCAGAAGTCAGCACAAGAAGCATTTCAAAGAATGTTTGAATTAAAATGGACTCCACCAGGTCGTGGAATGTGGACATTTGGAACACCAATGACAATGGAAAAAAAGAACTCAGCAGCAC